GGTAGCAGGAGGCGCCGCTGGCACGCCAGAACGAGCACAGCAGCGCAGCCGCCTGGACGTTTGTTATCGGATCGAATAGCGCTGTCGGGGTGATGGTGCGACCCATCTTGCGGCTGAGGTACTGCAGGTTGATGTCGTTGATCTGCAGCAGGCCGGAGTCGCGAGTGGTGGAGCGTGCGGTCGGGGTGCACCGGGACTCGCGGAACATGAGCCGGCTCATCCGATTGATGTCCCAGCCACGCTTCGGCGCGTAGGTCGTCAACAGCGACTCGTACCCTTCACAACGGCCGGAAGCGGCTTCCGCGTGACCGACGTGCAGAACCGAGGTGGCCATCATGGCGATGGTGAGTGCGATGCGGCGCTTCATTCGAACACTCGCTCCTCGAGCCGGGACATGAAGCCGTCGAACCGGTCCATGAGGCGGGGGCAGGCGTCGCAGATGGCGAACAGAACGGTCATGCCGAGCAGTGGCGAGAACAGCCACAGTGAGGCGAGCAGAACCTTCATGCGGCCACCTCGCCGATGTAGCGGTCGATGGCTGCACGCGAGAACCGCCAGCGGTGGGTCGGTTCGGTCGGGTCGATCGGACGGATCACGCCTTTGTCGACGAGTGCGATCACCAGGGTGCGCTTCGGCTTGCCCTTCTTCGCACCTCGGCTGTACTCGAGGCGGAGGTACTCAGCGACTTCGGTGACGGTCATCACCGGCCGCTGCAGCAGCTCCGCCGCTGTCTGCTTCGGTTGGTTCATGAACCGAGATACAACCACCGTTGTAATCCGGTGTCAACACTTTCGGGTGCAAAAAGTGTCCGAACGGCTCATTTCGCTTGGAAAGCCAACGCCGTAGGCTGAACTTGTGCGTATGGAGGACTTGCCGCTGTCGGGAGAACCGTTGCGCGCACGCATCAAAGAGGTCGGCCTGAACCTGTCGATGGTGGCCGATGCGCTCGGCATACGTCCTCAGGCCGTTCAGCGCTGGGCAAGCGGCAACGGTCTGCCCTCAGCCAAGTACATCCCTCAACTGGCCAAGTTGCTGCAACTTGAGTTGGAAACGGACGCCGACAACGAGCGCCTGATGCGCGTCGAGGACGCGATCAGCCAACTTCAAGGTGATGTGACGGAGATAGCGGCACTACTTCGGCAGTTGGTACGCCAGCAGCTGGATGCCGCCGCAGCCGAGCCCGCCACTCCAACTGTGCAACGCCGGAAGAAATCTCGCTGAGCAGCGCATCCATCGTTGCTCGATACTGGTCGGCGTCCACATCTTCCTCCTGGCGACTACGGCTAGAGGCTGACCATAGCGAACGGGTGTTCGACAGTTATTGCGCGCGTCGAGGCCGAAGGATGCTGCCGATGGTGTCCGCCGCCGCCTTGTCCGCAGCCGGCACCCAATGGCCGTAACGGTCCGACGTGGTTGACAGTTGCCGGTGGCCGAGCCGTTCCGACACGGTCTTCAGCGGGACGCCGGCGGCGAGCAGCTGCGTGGCGACGAAGTGACGCAGGTCGTGCAGCCGGAACGACTGGTCGAGGCCGACGCGTTTGCGGTGACGGCGGAACTCGCGGCTGATGTAGTCCGGCCTCCACGGTGTGACGCCGGCATCGTGGGAAAACACCCACACGGGTGCCGGTAGACCGGCCGCCAATGCCATCTCGACCTGGTTGACACGGTGCGCTCGTAACGCCTCGACGAGGTCGTTGGTGATCGCTACGACTCGGTGGCCTTTGGCGCCGGTTTTGCCGTCGGTGATGACGAGCCCGGTGGTCGGGCTGTAGGCGATGGAGCGACGGACCGAGATTGAGTCGCCGGTGATGTCCTGCCATTGCAGACCGACGACTTCGCCACGTCGTGCACCAAGGACGGCAGACAGTTCGAGGTAGAGCGCAAGGCGTTCGGGCGCCGAGTCCAACAGTTCCAACACCTGTGCCGGGGTCGGCGGTGCGATCGCACGTTTCGGTGGTGTCGGGGCTCGGGCTGCGCTGAACGGGTTGGTGACCGCCCACTCGTAGCGGCGTGCCATCGTCCAGGCTGAAGACATGACGGCGTGCAGGCGTCGCACACGATGCGCCGACCAGCCTGCTCGAGCCAACTGGCGGTACAGACCCTCGATCACCGATGGGGTGACCTCGACGATCGGTCGGTCGGTGAACTCGTCCGGCAGGCGTTCGATGACGCGTCGTGCGTCGGCCTCGTAGGTGGCAGACAGGTCGGCTTGCAGGAACCATTGCGCCATCAGTTCGGCCACGTTCATCGCAGAAGTTTTTGTTGAGCCACCCAGTTCGAGGAGCAGTTCGGCACCGACCTGTTGTGCCTCGATGCGTGTCGCTCCGCTTCCGGTGCGTTTCCGGCCGGCGTGTTGGACGATGACGCGCCAGCGTCCCGAGGGCAGTTGTTGGAGGTGCACGGCGGCGAGTTTGCACGCGTCTTGGATGGTCGTCAACCGGCCTGCCGTTACACGCGTTACACGAAACGCCCTCCGGAAAAGCAAAACCCCCGCTCAGTTATGTGCTCTGAGCAGGGGTTTTGTGTTGCAGCCCGTACGGGATTCGAACCCGTGCCGCCACCTTGAGAGGGCGCGTATTCAGGGGTTTTTCCTTTCGGTAGATCGCGAAACCGCAGGTCAGCGTTGTGGTGGTCGACCACATTTCGGATCTGCCGTTACACGCCGTTACATGTCGTTGCGTTTGCGATGGTACGCAGCCCACGCCGCTCGACACGCCGAGCATGGCGTTTCGCAATGGCGCAAATGACGCTTGTAGGCAGACACTGTCCCGCATGGCGCTGACGGGGCCGGACCAGGAGGACCATTGACGTTGCTGCCCAAACGCTGGCGATATCGACGTTGCCGATCGGCGTTGCTCACGCCTTGACCCACCAGATGCCATCGGACAAGTACGCGCCGAGCGCCAGCTGTTCGTTGACGTCGGAACTCGGCATGTCGTCATCAATGTGCGCAGCAACAGCGCCGCTCATGATCGCGACCTCCGCAGCGTCAATGTCAAACCAAAATTCGTGATTGGGTTCCCACTTGCCGTTGATGTCGACAACGGTCTTAAGTGCCTGCCGGATTGCGTTGCGGTTGATGTCGTTGTTGTTCATGACGCTATCTAACCATAGATGCGTGACGGTGTCAAACAATTCGTTGAACCAAAAACGCGTCGACACCCCCGGCCGTGGAGGTTCGGCCGGGGGTGTGCGCTCAGCGATCGGGCGGACGATCGCGATCTATTAGTCGTGCAGCTCGTGCCAGTCCTCGACGGCGGTGCGAGGGATGGAAAACACGCCGGTGCAGTTGCCGGACGAATCGACCGAGTGCGCGATCACGAGATGGGTTTTGGTCTTGCCGATCAGCACCCCAACGGTGTGGACAGTCACGCCGGTGTCGGCCAGGTTGTCGACCCACTCCCCTGGCGCCACATGCGCTGCATCGTGCCAGCGAATCCACACCGGCCGGCGTTTCACTCTCGGCTTGCCTTGAGGAGCCGACCGAGCCAGCGTTCGACAGCGTTCACCTCGTCAGCGGAACGTGGGCGTGCGACGGCCGCGATGAGCGACGCCAATTGTGATGCTTCGCCGGCGGTCAGTTTCAACGGATGCTTGCTCACGCTCGGTACTCCTTGCCGTTGAACAGCGCCCAGCCGTCGTGGATGGCGACGTTCGTGTAGGTGAACATGCCGTCGCCGTCTTGGTAGACGACGTGGCCGATGCCTTGCTGCCAGTCCTCGATGCGTGGCAGTGGCCGGCCGTCCAAATCGACGCCGCCACGGGTCGAGGGAACTTCGCCGGTGATCTTGGCAAGGCAACCGGGCGACGCAGCCATGATCTCTTTGGCGCCGTCACGGTCCTCGCGGGTGCGAGCGGCGTATTCGCGTCGATGGATGTGGCCGTAGATGACCGACACCTTCTCGGTCCCGAGGTATTTGTGGGCGGTGCTGCCACCGCTGTTGACCTTGTCGCCGTGGATGACACGCAACCGGTCGTTGATCCAGAACGACGACGCCGGATAGCCGGGCAGGTACTCGACGCCGTGTTCGTCCATGCGTGCCAGATACGGCAGCGACATCACCGGCCACGATTCGGGTGCGTTCCCCTTCCGCAACGCGAACGCTGCGACAGCGTTGTCGAGGATGTAGCGGGGCAGTCGTTCCTCGTGGTTGCCTGCGAGCCAGACGATGCGTGCGTTCGGTGCTGCACGACGCAGCTCGGCGCACAGGGTGGCCAGCCGGTCGACAGCGGCCTGTGTGGTCTGCTGGTAGGCGGGGCTTGTTCGATACTTGCCGAGTTCGGCGCCGTCAAGGTTGTCGCCGACCAGCACCAGCAGCGCCGGGTTGATGGTGGCGGTGATAGCGAGCGCGACGGCGATCGCAGCCTCGTCATGGATGGGCTCGAGGTCGCCGGCACGGTTCCGGTAGTAGCCGATCTGCATGTCGGGAAGGATCACGCAGTCATGCCAGCCGTCGGTGCGTTGCGGTTTGACCTTTTGTGCGGCCAGTTTGACCGGTGCGGCCTGCTGTACGACCGGCCATTGGGGCCCGTCCGCCCAGTGCGGTGACAGTTGGATGCCGACCAGGTCGACGACTTCGGCTTCACCTTCGGCGTTCTTGTGGAACCCTTGCCACACGTTGACACGGTTGACTCGTCCGACATCCTCGACGTCGATCCCTGACCGGTCAAGGAGGTCTTGGATCTTGCCGACGATCAGGTTGCGCTGCGACCGTTCTGGCTGCTGGTCGTTGAGTGCGTCAGCGAGTGCCACAGCTGCAGGAGCCGTTCCTGTGTCGCATCACGGTGTACGACTTGACGTGGCTGTGGCCTTCGGCGGCGAGGGCTCGTTCGATCTGCCCGTTTGTCATGGTGGAGTCGGGTGCGAGCGCCTCGAGCAGTGCGTTGGCGTCTGCGTCGTCAAGCCGTTCGATCAGGACGGCGATTGCGCAGCGCATCCGATAGTTGCGACCGGCCTGCTGTTGCAGTGCGTCGCCGAGACCCATGTCAGAATCCTTTGCCGTACCACTGTTGGCCGGCCTGCAGGAGGGCTTCGATGCCGAGCTGGATGGCGGCGACCTGGTCCGCGGACAGTTTCCAGCCAAAGGCGGTGGCGATGACGATGGCAGCTCGGAGGATGGTGCGCAATGCTGATGCTGCGCCGTTGGTGCCGAAGATGCGGTGCATGTCGTGTCCTTAGCTGTTGATGAGGAATCGTTTGGTGAGCGTTGCCCACAGCGCATTGCCAGCGGCTGTTGGGTGTATGCCGTCGGACGAGACGTAGGTCGTTTCGTTGCCGGCCATTGCCGTGTAAGCGTCAATCCAGCCGTGGTTGAGGTTTGCGGCCAGTTCGGCAAGCGATCGCACTCGATCTTTGTGCCCGTTGATGGCGTCGCTGGTGCTCGGTGTCGCCTTTGGGTTTTGACCGTGCAAGACGATGGCCGACGTTGCGTTGAGCGTTGTGATCTGAGTCAGGAACGTCGAGACGTCCGAGTAATACTGGTCGCCTTGGAGATTGGCGTAGGTTCCGCCCTCGTTGTGCGACAACGACACCATCGTCATGCGAACCCTGCCGGTGTTGATCTTCGGAAACCGGGTCACGTCGGTGAAGTACGTCAACGCTTGTCCGGTGACGCTTGCGTTGCGAATCGTGAGAACGGGTGCGCCAGTGATGCCCTGTGTCAGCGCGGGTGTGTTGCCCGACCAGAAGTTTCCACACACGTCGTAACCATCGATCCGGCCGACGGTTGATCCCGAGCGCCACATTTCGCCCGCACGCCATGATGCGATCAGAGTTGGTGTTGCGCCGATCCCGTTGAAGAAGTCAGCAGCAAAGATGTCGCCGCCTTGGTTAGTTCCTCCACGGTTGCAAATCCTGAGCTGAGCGGTCGAATCGAAAATCGACGAGACGCCGGCTGCGGTTTTTGTGGTGCCGAGCTGCGTCCAGGTTGTGCCGTCGTCGGACGTGTAGAACGTCACTGCGTACTGGCTTGCCCCGTTGTCGACGTCAAGGTCGGCTCGCACCCAGCCGGATGCGTTGTTCGCAAAACCGACGGCTTGTGAGGACACCTGCGTCTTCAGGTTTGTGCCGTCGGATGAATGTTCGAACGTCAGCAGTCCGGTTGCGCCGACGATGAATCGCCACGATCTGGCGCCTGCGACGTCGAACTTGTTGAACGCTTCGCAGTCGGCTGCTGAAAGCCAGTTGCTGCGTCGCATTTTGACGCGAACCGACACGTCGCCAGTCGGGGACAAGGTTGCGCTGTCGTTCACGCTGAAGTTGCGACTGTCCGTCGTTCCCATCGTGAAATATGCTTCGCCGGCTGTTCCCGTCTGAAGAACGGTCGGCAACAGCCAGCCTTGAGCGGTGTCGCTCCACAGGCGATGGTGGACGGTGTAGCCGGGGTAGAGGGTGCCGAGCCAGGTTGCGGTGACGTACGGCCATTCGTCGACGTCGTTGCCGGTGCTGTCGCCCATCACGACCATCGTCGTGGGTCGATCCGTCAGACCGAGGTTTCGCATGAAACTGCTGGACGGTTTGTGTTTCCACTGCGTCGACATTTCGGCCAATGCAGTTTCGACGTTTGTTGCGGCGAAACGGTCACTTGTGTCGGTCAGCGAGATTCCTGACGCGTTGCCACCCGTGATGGACGTCAAGGTCAGGCTGGTGGTGCCGGTGGTGATCGCCAGCGACACCGACGACGATGACGTACCGCCCCAGCCGGCCTCGACGACCGACAGCGTGCCAGCGATCCACGACCTAGTAGCCGATGCTTTCGTCACCGACACCCACCACCGGTAGGTGGCAACACCGAGCGTTGTGGTCTGCGTGTCGGTCAACGACAGTGTGAGAGTGCCGGCGACCGGTGTGGCGGTCGTGAAGTTGGTGGCAACCGCCGTGCCGTTCTGGAGGATTGCCGTTGCGACCGTTGCACCAGTCCAGTCGTAGGCGACACTGTTCTCGGTGACCGACAACGTCAACGTCAGATCGTCACCTTTGACGGCGACGATGTCCAACGTGGCCGGAGCCTGCGAAACGACAGCCATTAGCGTTCCCTCGGTTTCGTGATGTAGTCCTCGAGTAGGTAGATGCGTTCGGCCAGCGTGTCGTGCCGGTCGTGCATCCTGTCGACTTTGCGTTCCATACGGTCGACGGCGTCGCGCAACGATGAGCCACCGTTCGGACGTAGCTGCTCGGCAGCCGCTTTGCTTTGCTTTCCGGCGGACCGCTGCTGCACGACCTGCACCACCTGAACGATCAGCACCGGAATCACGGCGGCCAGCACTGCGCCTTCAGGTGCTGACAGGCCGATCACGGTTTCGCTCCTGCGAACCATGCCTCGACGTCAAGGACGCGCTGCGGGATACGGTCGCCGGCCCAATAGCGCAGATGCCACGGTTCCCAGCCCGACATACCCGGTTTGGCGCCTTCCCAGCCGAACCCGAACGACATTGCGTTGTCCTGCACCCACTGCCACACCTTTGGATCGGCGGTAATCCCGACGATCTTCGTGACCCACACTTTGGCGGTCGGGTCATAGGTGGGTGCGGCGATGGCGCTGTCGATTGCGATACCCCAACCGTGATTGCTGGTGCCTGGCGTTGCAGCTGGTGCGCAGCCTCGACGCAGATACCAGGTCTTGCCCTGGTAGGTGCGCTGGCTGGTGAGGACGTTCCGCAGCGGCAGATACGTCGGCGTGTATCGCTCGTTGAACAGTTGCAGTTGGGCGTCGAACGGGCGGTAGGCGCCGGTCGTTGACAGGTCAGCTTTGGTTTCTGCTTTGCAGATCGCTGTCATTGCGTGCCACGCACGAGCTGCGAGCGGATGCATTGACAGGTGGCCGACACCGACGAAGAAGACATCGGTCAGGTTGCACGGCCCGAGGCGACCGTTTGCCACACCGGTCAGATCGGACGGCATTTCAACGGGCGGGAACTCGATCATGCTGACAGCCTCCACATTTCGAGGTTTCCGGTGATGTTGATCGCAGCACCAGAACCTTGCGACACACGCACCTGCACGGTCTGTGCGGCAGCGACCGGCACTACCACCGACATCGAACACGTCGTCATTTGGGTGCCGGCACCGATCGGATGACGCCACGAGGTGGTGCCGTTCACGAAGACCTCGATGCTGCTGTTCGCACCGGGCGAAGACGCCCACGCCAACACCGCACTGATGGCATACAGACCGCCGAGCCCGGTCGGGATGGTGATCGTGTCCGACGGGGCGACGATGTAGTTGTCGGTGTCAGTGGTTTCCGTATCCCACGAGACCGCCGTGAACGTCGCCGTGTTGCTCGCAATCGACTGGGCTGCAACGCGTGCCAACTGGACGCCGGAACGACCGGCTGCGGTGTAGTTCGCCACACGCACCCAGTTCGTACCGTCGTAACACTCGACACGCTTCGAGTCCGTCGTCGTGATCAGACGACCCTCAACACCGGTCGGACGAGTCACCGTCGTCATCTGTGCCACCACCTGCTGCCGCAGATAGGTGTCATAGTTGGCGCTGGTCAGCACCGAACCATCAGCCAGGCCGGCGTCGGGCATAACGTCCTCCGTGGGGATCAGTAGGGGATCTTGTTGCCGGTTGCGACGCCGATCTTGCCGTAGGTGGCATCACCAAGCGTCAAATACGGCGCCTCCGTGTACGACGGGACGGTCGGTGCCAGATACAGCTGGGTGATCCAGTTGTCCGGGGTCACCTGATGGCTAATGCCTTGCACAAAACACGCCTGAGAGAACGTGCCGGTGCCGCCGGTCGGTCGACGTGTCACCGTGACACGGTTCCCGATCTCAAGGTTCAACAACGTCGGCAGATGCGTCGCCGTTGCAACTCGAGGCAGCACTTTGATCGACGGGATACGAGTCTTCGGATCTTTGCGAAGCCGCAACCGATAGGCCGCCAGTTGGCGGGCCAGCCATGTGCCAGACGCCGGCAGGTCACCAGCCGACACGCTGTCGTCCTGGACACCGTACGCAGCAACCGAGGTCGAATCGGCGACGGTGACGCTGTTGTTCGTGAATGACACGGTCACCGTGTTGCGCAGCCAGTCGACATGGTTGCCGTCGATCTCGATGTCGTTGTACGGCGTTTCGCCGGCGCTGTCGCCGAACGTGGCGGTCGAGGTGCGTGCCGACGAGTTCGTGAACAGCCATTGCCGGTCACGAAACACGACTTTGCCGTCCTTGCCGATGAACAGCAGACCTTGTTCCGCATCCGCTGGGGTTTGGCAGGCCGCCAACGCTGACGAGTTGCTGTTGTAGGTGCCGAGGACTGTGGATCCGGTGGCGACGTCACGATCGCCGGCAGGCCAGCCGATGGCGTCCAGGATGCGTCCGATGCGGGTGCCGGCACGATCGCCCAACGGATGACCCCACCCGGTCAAACCGGCCACATAGTGCGTCGTGACCTGTGTTGAGGTCAGGTTGGTGCTGTAGATAGCGAGCCCGTAGATCGCTGGTGTGGTCGGTGCACTGGCACGGATTTGTGCGACCGCCTGCATTGACGGTGGCGGCAACGTGGCAAACGTGTTCGTTGAGGTGACTGCCGACAGGTTGCCTTGCCACACCTGCACACCGTTCGAGTACAGCGTCAGCGTCGTCGTTGAGGCAGTGAGTACCAGATGCACCAGCGCCGACGACACCTGCCAGCCGATCGCCGCAAAAGCATATGACCTCGTGTCCGTCGAGTTGCTGTAGCCGACAGATACGGTGCCGTCAGTTGCAGAAACCGCCAGGCGAATCCAATTTGTGGAGTCCTTGGCGACACGAGCAATGTCGCTGCCGCCCGACACGCCGTAGTTGTAGTTCCAGAACCAGCCCTCAATCGTCTTGGGCGAGTTTGTTGCCAACGAGCTGGTGCTGTCACCGATCGCTGCCCAACCGGCGTTGGCCTTCGTGGTCGTCGGCCCAACCGGACGAGTGATCGTGAAATCGGCTGGCGCCGAATAGTTCGGGTCGCCCTGGTTGAGGTTTCTGGCATCGACACCGCCGATCAACGCAGGCGAATTACCACCTGTGTCAATCTCGTCCAGCGCCCAGTAGGCGTACGGGCTGTCCGCTCGAGCGACCGCCTCATACGCGTTCGCTGGCGGTGCGGTCTGCGCCAACACCTTGAACGCGTCGACCGCTTGGATGGTGACGGTCGAGTCAACCATGCCGGCGTACTCAATCGGCCAGCCCAAGATGTAGCCGACAAACACCGATGACGACGTCGCACCCGATGAAGCGCTGATCCGTACCTTCTTCATCGGCACCAAGTTGCCGTAATAGGCGCCAGCCGTGTTTGACGGGTCAAATAGCCGGCTGCGGTTGTCGAGCGTGATGGTGGCGGTGCCAGGGCTGTAATTCGATAGTTCGCTGGTGCGGCCTCGACGGACGTTCCAGTTGCGAACGTAGGCGGTCACGTCGACCCATGTGCATGATGCGACGGCGGTCAGCGGCGAGTTGGTGAACGCCACCTCGACAGTGACGGTCGCACCGTCTCTCCATGCAGCCATCAGCTCAACCTGTTCCCACCAGCGCGGTAGTACGCCTGGATCGACTGCACGATTCGACGTCCGGTCTCAGCGTCACCTGCGCCGGGGTAGACGTTGACTTGAAACGTCGCTCCGCCACCACCCATGCCGCCGCTGGTGCCTCGACGTGTCTCGATGTTGGTTTCGGCAGTGACTTGGAACGTGTGGTTGATCAGTGCGTTGTCAATTGTTTTGATCATGTTGCCGGGACTAGCCGGATCCAGTTCAGCCGTGATCTGCAACTTCTGATCCTCGGAGATCGCGTCAACCGTGCTCACGTAATCGGCCACAGCGCCCTTTGAGTCAAGCGCCGCCTTGGCCACGCCAAGGTAGTAGTCCTCTGCCGTGATCTTGTGGTCTGCGTATTGTTTTTCGAGGTCTTTGATCTTGGCGGCGTTGTCCTTGAGCTGTTGCGCCAGGTCGATGAACGAGGATCGACCGCTGATCTGATCTTGCAGGATCTTCAGTTGCTTCTTCGCGTACTCGGCCTTGCCGCCGAAGTCGTCCGCTGCACCGCTGGCGTCATGCAGCTGCTGTGCCAACAGGCCAAGGTAACGCTGCGAACCGGTGGCCGACTCGCCAAGGTTGGCGATCGCTTTGCTTCCATCGACGATCTTTGGCGTGTCACTGGTGAAATAGTCAATCACGTTGTTGAGACTGCTAAAAAAACCAATAATGGCATTGACTCCCGATTGAGTCGGAGAAGCTTGGTCGTTGACTTTGATCATTGCGTCGGCGACCTTCGTCAAACCGGCAGCGCCAGTGGTGGCCGAGGGAGCAAGTTTTTGACCGACTGTCAGTTTTAGTTCTTCGGCAGAGTCCTTGAGGTCATTCATCGACGCCTTCATTTTCTGCGTCGCTTTTACTTCTTTTTCGCTGAACACCTTGACGTCGGCAACGCTTTTGAGTTGACCCTTGATGTCTTCGGCCGACCGAGCAATGATCGGAGCAACCGACTGCCAGCCCTTGCCGAGCAGCTGCGCACCAACACGAGCCTGCTCCGCTGGGTCACGGATTTCACGCAGCCGGTCGATGACGTTCAAGAACGTGCCGTTCACATCGACAGCACCCGTCGACGTGTGCGCAATCTCAACGCCAAGATCCTTGAACAGTTTCGGGTCGATCGACTTGTTGAGCTTGCCGATCGCCGACTCAAGCGTCCCGGCCTCAACACCGAGGTCTTTAGCAACCTCAAGCCAACGTGACGCATCCTCGGTGGCAAGACCGGTGGCAGCACTGAAGTTGCCGACCTGCTCCCCCAGGTTGACGTAATCCATGACGGCGTCGCCAGCAATCTTTGCTGCCGTGCCGACCGCTGCCGCCATCCCGACAGGACCGGAGATCGCACCACTGAACGTCGATGCGAGCGACGACACGCCGGCTTTGAGCTTGCCGGTGAAACCTTGTGCCTCACCGACCGCCGAACGGAAGTCCTTGAGCCCTTGCGTGGCCTTGTTGGTGACCACGTCAATGATGACTTGAACGCGATCGGTCAGTGCCACGGTTCCCCTTCCAACTGTTGACGGACCCGCAGAGCCCTAACCGAAGAACTTGACCAACGTCTTGTGCACCTCAGCGTGCACACGGCCCGGTGCGCGCTGTTCGGCCAACTTTGACGCTTTTGACCAGGTGTGTTTGGCCGGTGTGTGACCATTCCACCGTTTTGACTTGAGACGCCGGCCGGTCTTCTTGCTGTAACGCTCCACCGGTCCGCTGCGCCCGAAGTTGCGCCCGAACTCGAGCACCACCATCGGTCCCGGAATGTTGGGTTTCAGGTTGAACTCGTGGTCGGACACGATGTCGAACCGGCCTTTGATGACGATCGGTTTTTTGCGTCGCCATCCGGACATCGACTGGTCGCCGAGCGTGTCTCGGACTGCCTCGTCGACGTCTTTCTTGGTTTGGACGGCGACGCGTGTGAGACGTTGACGACCTGCAGCACCCGAGAACTCTTTCTCCAAGAGTTCGATCTTGCGCTGCAGGCCGGCGAGGTCGTCCACGTCAGGCGGTGAGGCGTGCGATCTGACCGGTGATCGTCAGCTGCAGCTGGCCGACGGCGAGCGAACCGACCTGACCGGAGATCGGCTGATACTGCGTGTTGTACACCTGAAAGCAGTAGCTGGGGTTCGTCGTCGACCGTGCCGAGCTGGTCGGCTTTACGTCGACGTAGTAGGTGCCGGAACCGCCGAACGGGATCGCCGAACCGCCGATGCCGAACAGAGCGTCGATCTGCGATGCGGTGAAGTCCTGGTTGAAGTTCAGCTGCAGAGTGCCTTCTTTCAGGCCGACCGTGTTCTGCTTCCAACCACCCGAACCGAAGTTGGTGATCTCCAGCTGTGCCACCGTCAGGCCGACGTCGACCTGAGTGAGCATCGTCGAGATGTTGGTCGACGTGGTGATCGTGCCGGACACGGTCTGGGTGCCGGGGTCTCCAGGCGCCGTGCCGGTCCAGGTGGTGCCGATCAGCACGGTGGCCGACGTGAGGCTGAATGCTGCCATGTTGGTTGCTCCTTGATGGTGGGAGGACTAGAGGACGCCAGCGGCGACCGTGAACGTGACCGACGTGAACCCGGTGATGGTCCATGTGGTGCGGACGTGGGTTTCGCCGGCAAGTGCACCGGCGAGCGAGGTGAACTGTCCGCCGGCGGCGGTGAACGACTGTGAGGTGATGCGGTCGTTCGGCGTGGTGAACGCCAAACTGTTGGCGGTTTGCACCTTGAACTGGATCGAGCCGGTGCCGGTCACCGAGGTGACATGGAACGCTGCGTACAGCGCTTGTGTGGCGGTGGGGGTGGTGAACGGTGTGGCGGTGCCGTTGCCGGTGGCGGTGCGTGCCGCCGAGGGGTGCAGCACCTGGCCGCGCACGAACTGGTTGATGCCGGTCCAGGTGAAATCAAAGTTCGCTGGTTGTCCGATGGCGCCGGTCAACGGGTGGTAGTTGGTCAGCAGGCCTTGGCCGAAATAGGCGAGATCGGCGACGTTGCTACCACCGGTGGGAGCGACGGTGAACGTGTCGGTGCCACCGGCCGAGGCGAGCGGGAACGCAGGATCGAGGCCGTTGGTGGCATAATCCTGGAAGCCTTTGAGGTTGAGCGTGAACGACTGGAAGCCGGGCTTCATCGTCTTCCACGAGCCCGAAGCGAACGTCGTGAAGTCCAGCATGTCGGCGGAAGCGTTCGCGTCGACGCTGTTGGCGAAACCGGTGACGGTGGTGCCGTCCAGCGTGATCGACACGTTGGTCAATGCGAATGCGGCCATCAGTTTCTCCTCGCGAGGATTTGGACGTTGAACGTGGCAGCAAACTCGTACACACCAGAACCGAGCTGCTCACCGTTGTTGATGGCACAGTCGACGACCATCACGTTCTCGACGACACCGTTCAGGGTGGGTGTGTTGCCGCCAAGGGTTGCTTCGAGTGCGTCGATGATGGATCGTGGTTCACCGGTGCCGGCGTTCGTGAACCTTGACAGCGCGATCTGTGCCGAGATCGGGTCGGCGGCGGTGGTGCGCACCTCGATGATCAGGTTGATCTGCGACAGTCCTTGACCGTAGGTGGTGTGGTATTCGATCAGTGGGCTGCCAGGCATCACGGTGACGATCGGATACACGTCATCGTTGATGAGCCACGGATGAATGGTGATGCTCAGACCGTTCGCACTGAACGCGTCTTGAAGGCGTGCCTCGACGCCTTCACGAATGGTTTGCAGGTTGATGGTCACGCGATACCGATCGCTTCAGCGCGACGCAATGGTGTCAGCAGGTCGATGGCAATCGGGTTCATGCGGACACGAACGGCGCCGAACTCGCCGAACCCTGCGACGCCGGCGTTGGTGTTGCGCTGCTGGTAGATGTCTTTGGCGACGATGTAGGTCGCCTCCTGCACTCGGTACGGGGTCGAAGCCCAGCCCCAGGTGGCGGTGACGACGATGCGAGCCTTGCTGTCGTCCCAGAACCAGACGGAGCCGTATCGGCGGATACGGTCGTACGGTCGGCTGTCACCGGCCGGTGTGATCCCGTTGAGGGGTTCCAGCTGGTAGGTGCTGGTGTCAAGCGTCAGGTTCATTTCCACGATCGACGTCACCGAAGTGCAATCGTGGATCGGCAGCACTTTGGCGCCTCGAGTTGCGGGACTGTAGGACCGTGCCGATGCGGCACCGGCGACGTAGAAAGTGCGGCCGCAAAAGTTGTTGATCAACATTTCGGCCGAATCGAGGGCGAGCTGCAGGACCGTGTCGTCGGACGCGGTGATCTCGTTGCGTGCGTAGTCCTTGAACTGTGCCAGCGTCACATAGCTCGACATCGGTCAGCCTTTCTCAGACGGTGCGGGTGCGACGCTTGACTGTTGCGGTTTCGGCCGGTTCGACCGATGCGGTTTCGATGACCGGTGCGCTGTTGCGAATGGCGATCTTTTCGATCTCGGTCCAGCCGTTGTTGCGTGCGGTCGCTGCGAGCGACTCCCAGGTGGTGACACCGGAGTCGACGACGGCCTTGTAGTGCGCTTCGAGTTCCTCGGGGGGCATTGCTGTCTCCTGTTGTTGGCACGGCAACAGGGCCGGCACCCGAAGGTGCCGACCCTGTGTCCGTTGGGGGATGCTTCAGGTCAGAAGCTGGGGGCCACGAGGCCGAACGTGGCGGTGCTGTCCACGCCGCCCACCTTGCCGAAGGCGGTGGGGTAACGGCCGGCCGAGAAGGCGGCGTAGCCGTAGACGGCGAGGGTCGTGGTGAGCTGGTTGCCCAACGTCTGCTCGAAGCGAAGCATCCGGGGCATCCCGTCGCCTTCCTCGTACAGGAGTGCCTGGTTGAAGTCGCCCACGAGGACGATGTCCTCGGTGTTGGTGCCGATGTTGGTCGGCATGTTCGGGTCGACGATGACCGGCAGGCCCTGCAGGGTGCCGACGACGCGTGCGAGCGTGGTCGACACCTGGCTGCCTTCGCCGCCGTCGGCCGAGGAGCCGGTGGCGTTGAGCAGGATGGCGTTGTACGGACCCTGCGCGGTCGGGATGACGATCGGACGGTTCGACGAGTCGACCAGACCGTTGAGCCAGCCCCAGCGGCGGGGAGCCATCACGATGTAGCCGGGCGAGACCTGTGCACCAGCGCCGCTGACACCGGCGACCTGACCGGCCACCTTCAGCGAGAAGTTGGCGGCGGCGGGCACAGCGGCGAACGCGGTGGCGGCACCGATGGAACCGGTGTTGATGATGCCGGTCATCTGGTTGCTGGAACCCGAGCCGTTGAGCACCTGACGGTCGAGTTCGGCGTGGTAGGCGCCGGCGAGGTCGAGGTAGATGAGCTCGTCGAGGCCGGGCATTCCACGCTCCAGCGACTGGCGGGACATTTGCTGCTGACCAGCGATGGTGACCACCGGGATGCTCAGGTTGGCCCACACCTCATCGGTGTTGCTGGCTGCGTTGTTTTCAGTTGCCTGCGACGCTGCGCTGGCGCCGGTGGTGCCACGCGGGATGTACAGCGTCATGCCCTGCGAAGGGAGCGGCAGGTGACGGCAGATGTTGGCGGTCGGACGGCCGTTGCGGAGTACGACGGCGGCGGCGTCCACCAGGTACTGAGGGACGACGAGGCCGGCGAAGCCGGAAGTCGCGACCGCACGGGTCTCGCGGGGGATGAACTCGTTTTCGACGCGCACCTCGTTGAGGTGACGCTCCAGACGCTGGCGAGCGTTGAAGTCGCCGATCTGTGCCTGGAATGCGTCGGCGAAGAACGAGGTCTCACCGGCGACGTTCTTGGCGCGGGTGTAGGTGCGCTCCTCGCGACGGATCACGGCGCCACCGATGACGGGCTTGGCCTTGCGGGACTCGATGAGCTCGAGGTCGGCGATGCGCTCGTCGAGGACGGCGCCGCCGGTCTTGGCTGCGGTGATGATCTCCCACTCGTCGGTGGTGAGGTCACGGTTCTCGCCCTCGGCAGCGGCGATGAGTGCCTCTGCGGGCGCGTTGATCTTGGCGCGCTCTTCGCGCACCTTCTCAAGAAGGGACATGGTTGGTTTCTCCTGGGGAGTCGTTGGGTGGGGGGTGTCGGCGTGGTGACGCGACGCCTGGTGGCCCTGATGGCTCCGAGGCGGGTTCCGGCTCCGAGGGGTTAGAGGCCGAGCAGTGCTCGGGCTTCGGCGACGCTGTACATGCGTGCCGGTTCGCTTGCCACGGCGACGGGGTCGGTGGCGGGGGCGATGGGTGTGCCGCAGGACGGGCAGTAGTTGGCGCCGTCGGGGCATTCTGCGCCGCAACTGGGGCACAGTTCTTCGGCGTCGTCGGCTTCGTCCTCGACGCTGTTGTCGGTCACGTTGGACACGGTGACGTCGCCCTCAAGGGCGATGACGGTGACCTCTCGCAGCTGGTCGGGGTTGAGGCTGCGCAACAAGACGAGCGCACGATCCATGTCACGGTCACCGGTCAGGCCGACCGATGTGGCCTCATACCAGGGGTACGTGACCACACTGACGTCGTAGAGGACGCAGTCGGTGATCTCGCGCACGCTGGCGTTCTTCTTGACCGGTGACAGGTCGGCAAACGCGAACGACATCTGATCAATGTCGCCACGGTTCATGGCGGACACCAGCTCTTGCACGGTCGGGTTGGCCAGGTCGAGCGACGGTGCGTCAACGAGGAGGCCACGCTGGTCGACCGACAGGGTCATGGTGCCGGCCTTGGTGGACGCCATCGGGATGCCGTCGTGGTTCACCAGGAGGCGCACGTTGTCGCGCTGCTTTAAGGTGGTGTTGAACGCCGAGGCGCGCACGACTTCGCCGTGGGCTTCGCTGTCGAACACGGCCGCGTAGCCGCGCAGGCCGACGGTGCCGTCTGCGTTGCTGCGAACCTCGATGTCGGCGTTGAACATGCGCCGTTCGATCGGTTTCTTGGATGCACTCATGGAGCCTCCTAGATGAGAAGGAGAAGGTCTTCGTCGTCACGTTCGGCGTGTTCCCAGCCGGCGACGATGAGGTTGAACTGATAGTGATCGTCAAGACGGGTGATGTCAGCCGTGGCGGCGATCAGGTCGTGGATGACGCCGATGCTGGTGGCCACATCGGACTGGTTGCGTGTGGCTACGAACCCGCTGATCCGTTGGTGGGGTGGTAAGGGGTTGACAAACCCACGTTCCGGGCTCGAGCCACCTTGGTTCGGGTCGATGACGGCGCCGTACCCGGTGGCGATGTCATTGGCGTTGATGGTGGTGCTGGTGCCGGTCAGCGGTGACGACACCGCGCCAGTTGCGGTGCTGGTGTCGTTGTTGTTGGTACGGGCGACAGTGCCGGAGGTGGTGATCGAACCGGCTGCAACGGTTGCGTCGTTGTTGTTGGTGGTAACCGACGTGCCGGTGACACTGCTGGCGGTAACTGATCCGGATGCGATGCCGGTGTCATTGGCGTTGATGGTGGCCGAGCTGCCCGAACTGGTGACGTTGCCCGACGCAGTGCTGGTGTCGTTGTTGTTGGTGCGGGCGACAGTGCCCGAGGTGGTGACGCTGCCGGTGGCGGTGCTGGTGTCGTTTGCGTTGGTACGTGCGACCGTGCCAGAAGTCGTGACGCTGCCGGTGGCGGTGCTGGTGTCGTTGGCGTTGGTGCGAGCAACCGTGCCGGTGATGCCTGCTGCGCCACCGGATTTCAGTAGCAGCAACAACGACATATCAAATCCTGCTTGTCAGGGGAGGCGGCTGCAGAAGTTGTCGCTGATCTCGGACGACGGGCTCACGACGGCTGGACACGGTCATTCCCGACGCAGTGCCGACTGCAGACCTCGTCACTGTCAGACCCGACGCGTAGCTGTACGTCGGCGGGTTGGTGGTCATGTCGTAGGTGGTTGACACGGTGCCAGTCCGTCCGGGAAACCAGTTGGGTCGAGGTGTATCGCCACGCCAAAGAGGGTTGACGAGGCGTTGCTCAATGAGGGTTTGTTCGGCGCTGGTGATGACGCCACCGGTAGCGACAGGGATGCCGAACTGGTAGCTGGTTGAGATTGTGGAGTTGATGATGTGAACGGTGCCGATGTCGCCTTGGAACGAATCAGTACCGGTCGTGCTGCTATTGCCGACGACGCTGAGGTTGCTGGATGTCAAGCCGGTTGTGGGTGCAGTGTTCTGCACTACCGTCATCGGGGTCGGTGGTGTTTGAGCGTCACCCAACCACATCACCCAAGCGACTGCTGGTGTTGACACCACGCTGTAAGCGCCGGCGATGAACCACCACTTGTCGGTTTGGATGCCACTCGGGAATACGTTTGCATCGGCGGTTGCCGTCCACAGGCCGGACACTGTGGTGCAACTGTTCATTTGCAGCGTGCTGGTCGTGGTGCCGACTTTGATGCCGTAGTTGATGGTCGAACTGCTTGCCGCTGCCGAGAAATAGAACCGGCCAGCGGTCAACGTGGTCGGATACCACCAGCCGGCAATAAGACCGACAGTGTTGGTCGCTGCTGCCATTGAGGACAGTTGGGCTGCTCGGTCGGACGTTGCCGCACCAAAGGTGAGCGCCATTTCAGAACCGTTCGAAGTAGCAGATCAGCGTGAGAGTTTCCGACGCGCCGAAGATCGCGTTCGCGGCTCGAGCGACCAGCAACGCGTAGAGGCTGGTGCCACCTGAGCAGGTGTACGGAACACTGATGTTCTGCGCTTGCACATGCCGTGACGAGGTGGTGGTGAACGGGCCTGTCAACTGCACCACCTGGACAAGTTTGGCGATGTCGGTGGTCGCGATGTTCAACGCTGTCTTGTCGGTCGAGGTCGGGGTGATCGACTGGTCAAACAGATAGATGTCGACTGCGCTGAGAGCCGTACCGGCGTCGGCGATGACCATGCCGGTAAGGACTCCGGAGCCGCCGGTGGCGCGTGCAGCGTTGGTGATGGTGGTGAGCGTGCCGATCTGGTTACCGGCGACGTAGGCGGCACCCGAGGTTGAGATGCCGCTAATGGTGGCGCTTGAACGCTGCAGGTCGCGCCCGATGACTTGCAGCTGGCCGTTGGCGGTGACGGTGGCGACGCTGGTGTTGGTGGTCGGATCGCCGACCACGATCACTTGGCGATGTTCATCGACTCCGGGCCCGACGGTGCGTGTGTCAATCTTGGTGCCAGAACCGGCAGTGATCAGCACGTCGGAGTCAGCCATTACGGGTTGCCCTCGGTGATGGTGAACGACGAGATGGCAACGGTCTGGCCGTTGGCAATCGTGGTCGAGGACAGGTTGAGGTCGCTGCCGGTGGTGCTGATGCTGCCGTCGCAGATCAGGGTGCCGCCTGAGGTGGTGATGCGGAACCAGGTTGCGGTCGTGCCGGCGCCTGCAGCGGCGGTGCCGGTGCCGCTGGTGATGGCGTTGAGTGTGAGCACGCCACCGGATGAGGCGGGTGCGAACGTGGCGTTGCAGGTCAGTGTCGCGAGCACGTTGGTGGCGGTTCCGCCGGTGGTGCCAGGACGGGCTCCGTCGTAGATTTTGAGCAGCGCCGAGGCGCCAGCCGCTGACGTGATGGCATCCAACATTGCGTTACGGATCGCTGTCGAGTAGCCGAGTGCCATCAGTCTTCTCCTGGTTCGTCGATCACTGCCACGATGCGGCCCGACTCGTCACGCTCAACGCGGCGTCGATAGGTGCGACGCTCGGTTTCTTGGAACTCGATGATCGGTGCGGCGACATGCACCACGGTGGCGTCCTGTTTCAGTTCGACCGGCACCACGATTTCGGGGTGCAGTTCGGTGGTGCGTTCCACCAGCTCGAGCGGCGAGTTGTTGACCACGACCGGCGGCGAGGCCGGTGCAGCAGGACCGGAACCCAACGGGCGCAGCTCGTCGCCACCGGGAAGCGGCGGCAGTTCTTCCAACGCACGAGCCTCGTTCGGCGTCAGGAAACCGCTGTCGATGCCGATCTTGTGTGCGTTGTAACGAGTCAAGGTGTCCGAACGCATGAACGCGCCGGTCGAGAACTTGCTGTACTGGCCTCGAGGTGTGTGCCGATCCAACGCTTCTTGGATCACGACCAGATCAGGGTTGATCGAATCGACCAGATACTCCTCGCGATCCTGATCACGGTTCGCGTAGGTGACGTTCGCACCCGAGATCGCCGCACCGATCTTTGATGGCGGCAAGTTGAACGAGATCGCAATGTCGGCTGCGACTTTGTTGCACGTCTCCAAAAACTGTGACTCGTTCGCCGGGACACTGATTTTTTCGTAGCGGAGCCCGGCGCCGAGCACGGCAGGTTTGCGCCCTTGCCAACGGGACAGGATGGTGTCGACGATGCCTTCGGCGGCGGTCTGATCGAGGGGTGTGTCGCTGTAGATCAGCGACGACGGCACGGCGCCGTTTGTGAACCAGTCACGACCGAAGTCTTGTGCCTTGCGTGCCAGGTCGGTGAGGCCGGAGTAGGCGAGCGGCGAGATGCCGACCGGGTTGCCTGGCATCACCCAACGGGACGGGATGTGGAGCAGGTCGGCTTGGTCGATCGGCCGGCCACCTTTGATCAGCCATGTGACCTCGCCGTTCTCCAGTTTCGGTTTCACGGTTGACGGGTCGATCCAGTCGACCTTCACGGGATACATGGCGGCATCCCAGGCGACGATGCGGCCAAGTGCGAAACCCCACAGGTCACGACTGATCGACATCTGTGTGCGCCACACCGAGGCGGTCACCTTGTCTGACGGATCGGCCAACAGCATCGGCTGCGACGGCAACAACAACGGATACCCGTTGCGGTCGTCGCGATAGCCCTTCAGTGGCAGCTGAGCGAACGCACCAGCGCGAAGACCGATGCAAGCAACAACGGCACTGATGCGCAACGCTTCAAGTTCCGAATACTGATAGCTCGGTTGCCCGGTGCGAGGACTCAACGCGCCGGGAACACCGAGAAAGTCACGTCGCTCCGGGGGTCGAGGTGCGGCTCGAAACAAGACCGTCATGTGCTCATCCCCTTCGCAAACCACAAGCTGACCGCACCAGCAGTCAGGAAACCGACAGAAGAAGTGATCAGAAACGCACCGACAACCAGTGCGATCAAACCTGAAACCTCGATGATTTGGGCGAGAACCGGTCGGAAACGCTGCACGAACACCTCGTTCAGAATGCGAACACCGGCTTGGTGGCCGATTTGGTTTGCAACGCGCCCAACGCCAGCACGATCGACAGCAGCGGCGTGATGTCAACGTCGGATGCTCGAGCGGAGAACACCCATGACTCGCCGAACGTGCGGATCGCCGCACCAGCAACCGCTGAAGTCAGCCGATCTTGGCCGAGGTGACGGACACGTTCGTTTCCGACAGCGTCCTGCAACGCGATGCAGGCTTGTGCGAACTCGGGGAAACCGACACGCACCAGCGGAACACCGGCGTCCTCAAGCCGGTCGATCACACCGGCGGTCGGTGACTTCGGATCGACCACGATCGGGCGGCCGGTGTCGGCGTGCGCACGCTTGCACGCATCCACCACCCACGAGGTGCCTTGTTCGTGTCGTGCGACCTCGACGTGAAGCAAACCGTCGTTACGGACAGCGCTGTAACCGAGCGATGCCCACACCGAACCGGGTCCGACCGACAGGGCTGCAACACCATTGTCGGCTTGTGACGTCGGGTCGGTGCACGCACGCCATTTCGGCATCGAGATCATCGACGATTCGGACTGGTCGATCACCACGCCAAGACGTTCACGCATGAACTCGTCCGGGAAGGCTCGCATCGCGTCCAGTTCGGCGGAGATGAAGTCCTCGCCGATCCTGATGCCAAGACCGGGGTTTGCTCGAGCCCAGGCGTCACGGTCGTCAAGTTCGACGCCGTCCTCGTTTCCCCATTCGGCGTAGAACAGTCGAGGAGACTTGCCGGCTCGGCCACGTTGCACCAAGTCAAACAGGACGGCTTGTCCCGGTGCTGGGGCTGATGAGGTGTAGATCATTTGCGGGTTCGGCACTGCAGCCATCGTCGGCAGCAATGCGCCGATCATTGGTGCGGTCAGTGCGAACGCCTCGTCGAGGTAGACGGCGTCGCCGGACATGCCTCGGCCGGAGCCGGACGAGCGTGCCAGAAACCGAAGTCGTGCACCGGTCTTGAGTTCGATCGCTTGCTCACCGGCGCCACGTCGGATGCGCAGCACCTTCGATTCGAGTTCGGGCGTGTTCTCGATCAGGTTGGTGATGCGCAAGAAGTGTTCGAACGCTGTCTTGAATTCGTGGGCGCTGTGGATTGCCAGCTGCTCACCACCGAGGAACAGGCCGAACAGTTGGCGGGCTTCAAGCAGGCCACCTTTGCCGTTCTGGCGTGGAACGATGACGGCGCACTCAAACGCTGACCAGCGCCCATCCTTGGAGGTGGACAACATTTCGCCGAGGCACCAGCGTTGCCAGTCGTCCAGGTGAAGGCCGGCCAACGCTGCAAGGTCTGCGGCTTCGTCACCCAGGCTTGCGTGCTTGTCGTGTGGGAGGTTCTGCCACGCCGGCCGCTGCGAGCCGATCCTTGCGACGGTTTGCAAGCTCATCGAGCGCGCTCACCTTCTTTGCTGGGCCGAGCTCGTTGAGTTCGGTGAGGATGGCGGCAAGTCGGCCGGCGATTTGTGCGACGACGGCTGGTGGTGCGTTGTCCATGTCGACGGCGAGCTTGTCGCGCATTGCTTCCAACGTGGCACGTCGATCACCGGTGCGTGCGGCGGCCACGATCGTGACCGGTTCTTGCACCATGCGCTTCTTTTGCATGACCATGCACCTCCGAGGCCGAACCCCCGGTCCTTCGTGGATAATCAGACG